GTTCTCTAATTTTATGTAACCCTGCTTAATCAAAAGCTCCACGACTTCACTGAACACGTCGAGAATTACCTCTTTCATTCGTTCTCCCCGGAAGCTGTTGATGGTTTTAAAGTCTGGTGCATTACCCCCGCATAGCCACATATACATGATGTTTTCTCTAGCTGCTTTTTCAATGCGCCGGCTTGTATATATTTTGTCTGCATAGGCATAGACTATGAGTTTTGTCATCATGACGGGATGAAAACTGGAGCGTCCACCGCCTGGATATTGAGCTATTAACGGTTTCAGATTCATTTGATCAATGGCCGAATTTATGACTCTTACCATATGGTTAGGAGGGATCAAGCTTTCCAGATCCATCGGTAGGCTTAGCTGTTGTTGATTATATTCTTTGAAGACGACTTTATCGTGTACTTTTTGCCCTGGCTTTGACATCCATTCACACCCGCCTTGGTTATCCTCTTTATGTATATTTTACCATTTACTCTTCCCTTAATATGAAAAACCGCCTAAAACTCATTGTCTTAAACGGTTTCTCTTTGCTGTGTTTTCACACAGCCCCTTTACTTTCTCTGGAGCCGATGGCCGGATTTGAACCGGCGACCTGCTGATTACGAATTGTCTTTTGCCGATTTTATGGGGTTTCATAAGGTTTTATTCAATAAAATTTCGGTTAATCAGCAGTTCTTTTTATCTCAAAGAAGTGATTATTTAGCCGTTCGTGTTCTAATTGTAATTCATAATATATCCAAAATATTAATTTGGAAGATAATTGCTTTAAAAATTCTGTGAGCAAAATGTGAGCATTTAACCTTCACCAATCTTTCCACACTACCTTTCATAGCTTTTGAAAACGTAGCCCTATGATGTCCAGAAATCTAAGCTTATTAAGTAATCGCTAAGTCGCCTCTGACTGGCTTGTATCACTTGCCTTGGCATTAATAAATCCCTGGTCCGCACTTTCTTTTTCAACTAATTTCTGTTTCCGTCTTTCAGCCTCATATAGAGATTTATCTCTCAATTTGCCAGCTGAAGCTGCGACAAGGAAAGAATTAAAAAATGCCAGACAGTATATCCTCCAATCCGAATAGCTTCCCGGGTAAGATGCAATATTAGCAACAACTAATATTACAAATGCCCATACTGCTGCGTATATATCTGTACCCCATTTCCATCCCCACGAGTCTACAATGCTGCCAGTATACAAAACAATTAAAAAGGTAATCATAGCAGCTCCAGATAATGTTACTAATGTTGACCATGATAACAAACTGTCTGTCATAATGGCATCCCCTTGCGTTTAATTAATATTAATAGCTTCTACATTTTTCTTTTTATATCCTTCATAGACTAATTATGTAAATGATCCAGAATACTAAAAAGGCCCGCTTGAGCTTATTCTTTAATCCCACACCTTATAAAGCCACCAATCCCCATCGATAGCCCAGAACTGATAATGATGGTAAAATACCATTAACCGCAATGTGGAGGTTGTTATGGCCGATTGGGATGTGAAGGTAGCAGCGGGTATAGAATTCTGGATCATGAGAAAGTCTCCTGAATCAGATGATTTTTGCATAATGCGTAAACCTTCCGGCCGGGATGGTTCTGGTGAGCCCATCCGATACTTTACCGCCGATTCCATAAATCAGGCAATTCAGAAGGGGTGGGAAATAGCGAAGCAGTATGGGCTGCCGTAGGGGAGTGGCATTTCGTGAAAAGTTAACCAGCAATACGATAACATGAATATATGTTAATTAAATCTGATTCTTTAACTATTTTTAAATCTCGTACGTCCGTGGTAATTATATCTTCAATCCCTGCATCTAGCATGGTGGCCAATATAAATGCATCCATAGCGCACAGATTATATTTCTTTATAAGAGACAATGCATTTTTTTCAACGTCAGTTTCGGCTCTATGAATAAACACAGGCGTTTTGTCAATTATCTCCATCATGGAGTCTAAAAAAGGTATAGCATTAGTAATTAACTCCGGATGATCTTTGTATAATGATGTCCAATTAAGGTATTTATCAGGTTCCTTTTTGTTAATCTTGATTCGCTCAATATCATAAAATCTAGAAATAAAATGATTGGCAACTTCTTCTAACACAAAATCACAAGTTACACTTATAGTATCATTTGAATCCCTAAGAAGTTGATGGAAGGCCTTGCACATTAAAACATCATTAGGCTGAGGCTTGGCTGAATTCATTAATCTAATGAAGAATCCAGAATCCCAGAAAATAAAGTCTACTGACTCAAGTCTTTTGGTCAGAAGTTGCCATTTAAACTTATCTCCTGGATTAAAGTGATAATAATTTCCGCCCATTTTAACAGTCATCGTCTCCATTATCATCATTGAATAGATACTTAGCCGTTTCTTCATCCACTTCCGGCAAATTGATTGGCTGCCCCTTCTTCTTTTTTGCTTCTTCAAATTTGTGAGACTGCTTCATTATTGTATCTCTAAGGCTTTTAGTTTTTGCCTTTCGATAAATCTTATTTATATCGTTTTTATCCATAGGAACCTCCGCTTGAATACCCTTTGATTTATAAATATTTTGGGCCACGGAGCTAAATTCTAAACCAAATCCATCAAAATCACCCATATATGATCTTACTATTATCTTTTTCAGCTCAGTTCCAGTAAATGAATATGTTTGTCTTGAATCAATTTGAGAAATAATATCAACCATATTCGCTTGAACTACCGTTTGTTCTGATTTTGCAGTTTGTTTCCAAATATTACTGTAAGCCGTCCATACTGGAGTTATATATACATTATTTTCGGACAAAGCAAAAGCCATCAACCATCTTCCTCCATAAAAGATATTTGTTGTAACTGTTTATCCATTATTTCTATGGCATCCCGTATTTGTTCCAACGAACGAATAAATTTATCAATATAATCCGGATTAACTTCAACATTGACCTTTTTATCTGCTCCACTACCATCAGAATATTGAATAATCATATTTACGGTTATCATATTTAGTTCACTTGTGATTCCGGGTTTAATAATTGGGTAAGCTGTAATAGATTTTAGTGGGTTAATAACTGGTGAATTAAAAAAACGATATTTTCTTATAAGTTTGTCATTAATCAAGCCATTTTTTACCGCTGCTACTTTATCTAGATAATCTGCATCCCCCTGAGGCTCAAAATTGGATAAATGAGAATTATTTAATAACATTAAGGTTATGTTAACGATGTCATTCATTATTAAATTAACTTCAGTTTGGTTAATATTTAAATTATTGTTTGGAAATTGTCCTTTAAATTCAAGGCTAACTGATCCGTTTTCAAAAACAAACCGTGCTTGGTCTTGCTCTAATGAGTTTTTAACTATTTCTAAGACATTTTGAAAATTCATATTGCTCAAAATAATCACTCTTTCCTTGAAAATCGCTTGCAATAAAAATAACCCGGCTACTATCTGAAAACGTAGATTTTAAATGTTTTCATCGAAAATTACCCGGTGTTTCCTAATATTTAGGTATATTTACAATTTGACTAGTACTTATATTAATATAAATATCGAAATGACGTCACAGAGCGTCAAGTGCCATTTTAGTAAATTATGGCATGCAATTATCAGAAGCCGTTAAATAACGTTAATTTGTATCTATTTTAATTAATATTAATTTTCTTGGCACTTATTTTGCATAAATGCAAAAACCCCCGGGGCATTTCCGGGGTTGAATTTATGCTCATATATTTCCTAATCAGATTGTAGCACACCATTAAGTACAGTTGTGTCCTTTAAATGTCCGCATATGGTTCGGTTGCCAAAACGGCAAAAAGCCCGGGGGTTCCCCCGGGCCCGGTTCTTTGAAAAACATATCTATTCCTGTTTAAATGCTCTATTGGCTTCGGCCAGCGCCGATTCTATGAGGCCTTTGATCTCATCATCAGTAAAAGACAATCCAATCTTCAACGCTTGTCCCTGTATCCAGTCCACCGCGGCGTTGTACTTTGCCGCTCCATGCAAGTCTTTATAGGCCTGCTCCACGAAGGCGATGCCTAAACCAACCAGGTCCCTTTTCATCCAAAGTTCCTGATTGATCTTCGCGACCTTTTCATTCCCGATTTTCCGTCTTAACAATTCTATGCCGACACCAATTAAGCCGGTAGCGGCCACCAGGACAATGTTTGCCAATACTGCATTAATATCCATTACTTACTCCTCTCCGCAAGACAACTTGCTTTGCCTTTTCAACCCACTCTACGCTGATGCCAAACGGTTGAAATACCCCATGCACCGGTATCACAGACCGGTTGCTGCCCACCATGGCCACAGGGGCTTGCTCGACGGCCCTTTCCTCGCCGTCCACGAAAATGACGTTGCTGTTTAAAGTCAGTACAATTTCTTCGGCGTGCCAGGCGTTATCGTCCCAGGTCAGATCCAGGACGCCGTTTCCGACAAACCGGTGGTCGGCATCCACCTTGCGGATATGCTTCAACAAAGTGTCAACTGCCTGCTCCTCGGTCGGCCATTCGCCCTTCTTCTGCCGCCAGGCCGCGCATATGAGAGCCATGGCTCCGGTGATGTGCGGAGTGGCCATGCTGGTACCAGAGAGCAGTTTATAACCCCCGCCTGGCCAGGCGCTGTATATCTGCGTCCCGGGGGCGGCTATGTCGATGCCGTCATAACTTGAGCTATAACCAGCCGGCTGCCCGTCCTGGTTCAGCGCCCCGGTGGTCAGGCACTCCCAAATGTACCCGGGGAACATAAAAACCTCTTCGGTGTCCGGCTTGCCATCGCCCTGGTTCCCGGCCGCAACACAGACGGTTACCCCGGTACTTACAAGCCGCCGTATTAGCCAGGCCTGTTCTATGTCGTAGGCGCCGGAGCCAAAGGAGCAGTTTACCGCGACTACCCGCTCGGACTCTGAATGCTCCGCGTTCCACTTATATATGTAGCGGAACGCCTCCTTGATCGCCTCCCCGGTATCAATAGGGCCACCAAACACCTTCAGAGGCATTATCCTTGCTCCCGGAGCTACGCCGCAGGTTGCTCCAGATGCTATCCCGGCCACATGGGTTCCGTGGCCGTCAGAATCCTTCAGATCGTCATAGCGGCCGCCGTTAAAATTCCATCCGCCGATGAGCCGGCCGGAAAACTCCGGGTGCGATACATCCAGGCCGGTGTCAACAATTGCTATTATGGTCCCGGCACCTTTGGTTTTACTCCAAAAAGAAGGGGCGTTCACCTGGGATATATTCCACGGGATACCGAGTAATTTTGGCGCATCAAGCTTTTTATAAGGAAATAAATTTGGCATTATTCCACCTCCACCGGCTCGTATGTAGCCTCAAAAATATCAGGCTTGCAGGGGTATATTTCGTCCTTAATACCGCGGATTATATAATCACCTATCTCGGCTCTCATGGTTCCTTCAAGCGTTTCAATCTCAGCCCACCTTATGGAACCGCCGTATTGCGAGAACGGCTTAATATACCCCTCTTGGATAGCTTCTTTTGCCCATATAGGCAAATCTGATTTATCCTGCATTCCAAATTGAAATGCCTCAATAACAACCGGCTTCTTCCTGAATTTCGGCATTATTTCACCTCCACGGTATGGGCGATTTCATCCCATTTTATTTTCCTGTTGAAAGCGTCCACCAGGTCCCGGACCGGGGGGTTCAGCAGATAGCTAATGCCCCTGTACAGGTATCCGTCAAACACCTTGTCACCAATGGTAATTTTCGTCGGGGTAGCGCCTTCCGGCATGGTTCCCTCTCCTTTCAAGTCGGCAAACAACCTTTGCCAGGGGAATGCTGGCCCTGGGCAGTTCGCCCGGTCAACTGAATTGATCCGATAATGGCCAATGATGTGATCGTTGTCTATCGGAACTCCCCAACGGGCGATCAGCTGCCGGTGCAGCCACAGGGTGGCTTGGTATTGAGCTTCTGTCAGCGGCTCATTCGGCCACCCTTCATGTTCAATGCCGATAGTCAACCAGTTCGGGTTCGTACCATCGTAGAAGCTCCAGGATGGTTTCTTGACGTCTCCGGCGTGCCAGGCCGAATTCAGTTCATCCACCAAGTTGTATATCTCCCCTGCCCTGGTAACCAGGTAGTGGGCGCTGGCTTTACTCTTTGGATCTGTCATCCATGACAAACAGCCGGTCATTAAGCCGGCTGTAATATGGTCCACTATTGCGATTCGGCCATAATTGCCAAACCAATAATTCGGGCTTCTTGCTTTTTGGATATCCATAATTCCTCCTTGCTTAGTTCCTGGCAGCAGTAGCTGCACACACCTTCCCTTTCAGCTCCTTGATATCTCCCTTGATTTCGTTTACATCCTCCCTAACTTCATCTACCTCCCGGCAGAGGCCAGACAGTTCTCCCAGGTGGGACATGATCTTTTCCTCTCTGGCCGCAGCTTTTGCCTCGCTCTCCTTTCTTTCGGCCACCAATCGTTCTTCCCTGGCCTGGCTGTTCCGAAGGACATAAAAAAGCAATGCCACAAAGAGCACTGCCCATATGCCTTGGGATGCGGCCATTTCGATTAAGGTTTTTTCCACTCCCATCTCCTCCCGCTGAAAATAATAAAGGCGGGCAATTTACCCGCCTGACCGGCTTTGACTATTATGTTCTTGCGTGCTATCATACAATTATAAAAGGAGTTGCCGCTTTTGGAACGGCGGCAGGTCCTAAATGGCTTTAGACCGCCTTATCCAAGGCGGTCGCTTACTTTCTGAGCAAGATACTCAGAGAAATAACCCCTATGAGTACCAGACAGAACTGAAACAATTCGCCATATGTAATCATAGGCATCACCTCCCCTCGCGGGAAAGTGACCAACCGCCAAGCGGCAACTCCGCTTTCTATATTAGCACATCGCCTATTCTTGCGATCCCCCCCAATGGGTAATATTGGGTATAATTAGGGGTGAGGTGATTTATATTTTAGAGTTATTTGACATTATTGCCGACATAGCCATAATTGCCGGGGTCATATTGTTTGTTCAATATCTTTATTATCGCTATCACGATGGACATGTAGAATTTATCCTTTGGAAACGCCAGCAAAAAGAGCAGCAAGTAAGAGCCGCCAAGCTTGAAGAAAGCCCCAATGTAATCCGCTTATCCGAACGCCGCCAAGCCAAGTAATTACTTCTTCCGCTTAATCCCTCTCGCATTTAAAATCGTATCTTTGGCCCTGTCGCTTGCATCGGATATTATCCCGTTCATCTTTTTAACCATCGTTGCTGCATCCCCGGTTACATTTAATTTTGCTATTTGTTGTCTTGCGTAATCCCCGGCTATTTGCTGATAGATTGCGTATTCATTAGGGGTTAGGTCTATGCGTTCGCTCTTTTTGCCCCCTGCTGGAGTATAAGTAATATACCTTTGTTTGACCGGGGGGAGCACCGCATTTTCACCGGATAAATTGTAAATGTCCAATACCTTTTGAGCTTCAGGCATCGGGTTATACCGGTTCACAAACGCCGGATTAATAAGAGCATTGAAAGGGTTGTTTTCTGTCAATCCACTGCCTTCCTGGTAAGTCTTTAGAGGCTGCCCAAAGGTGCCGTATTGTTGCGGTAATGTTTCGGATAGCCCAGGTATTTTGTTAATTGCTTTGTTTTTTGTTTCGGCAAAATAATCCGGGCTGTATGTTGAGCGTTTATCATTGTCCATCAGTTGCTTAATCTGGTTAAATAGTGTGGGCACGAACGACGCTGGGACGCCTTGAAGGGCATTGGCAAGTCCAGCGAATAAATCATTATATCCGGTTATTTGCATAAGACCAGATATTACCGGCTGCTCGGCGAAGGCGTTTATACCAGTCGATAGTCCATTTATTAATAGCGAAGGCATACCAGCTAAATTTCCCACGATCCCTTTCTTCTGGTTTTTGTTCTTATCAATGTCCGCACCCATGGCAAGGCCTATGGAATTAGGTTGAAACCAGTCATAAGACACGGTGATATCCCCGGATCTCAATTTCGCCTCATTTGGATTAAAGCCACTGGCAATAAATCTTTTTAGTCCAGAAACATTAATGCGATACTGCCCAAATCCGGCCTGAGTTTTCAGATTTTCAACATCCCTGTCTTCATCTGGCCCGCCAGTTATTATGCCAAGCTCATGAAGTATCGCTCCGGTTCCTACTAAAGCGGTACTACCGACGAGTGCCCGGCTGGTTACTTCTACAAAAGCCTTCTGGTTAAATTCGCGCCCAAATAAAGGCCGGCCTAATTCAATGACAGATTTAATAAACCCGGCAGGTGAATACTCAATGCCTCTCATGAGCAAATTAGCAGGTGTTTTTGGATACTTCAGTACAAAGTCGCCAAGGCCAAAGCCTTTGCCCAAGTTGAGTGCGTTTTTAACCTTTGTAAAGGCTTGGGCTGCTAAACTATCATCCTGGAATGTACGATAAAGAGCATCATGGTGAGCCTGTTCCTCCATGGCTTTCATTTCCCTCGGCGCCTTTGATTTTGCGGCTGCTGCTATTTGCTGTCGTAGACTTTCATTGTAAGCCGCCTGGTAAAAGGCTCTATCCGGTACCCTTAGTTCGTAATTCATAGCCTTTTCAAGCTTTGATAATGGTCCTCTTGTAAACACCCTTTGAGTAGGTATATCAAACTTGCCTGCTCCCATATTGCTTGTATCAATACCTAAGTTTGCGTCCCTGATGCCCTTCTTGCCGCCCTCAATAAACCCTTTGCTTTGCGTTATCAACGAAGGGAAAACTTTGGTTCTGTTTTTGGTTGCGCCGCTTATAAGTTTATCAATCCCGCTTCCCACAACGTCGCTAAGATTATCCATCACACCAAAACCCAGGTTGCCAATGATATTCCTGGTTGCAGTTTTAAGATTAAGCAGCTGCATCATCGTTTGGAATGTTGCTATCTTTTTACCAACACTAGGCGGCACCTGTTCGGCAATTATTCCTAAGGCTTGTTGTACTTTTACGTTTTTGGCGTCACCTTCGAGTTTTTCAGCTTCTTTCATGTATTGTAATATCTTGTTGGCCGCATCTTCGTCCAGTTTTATAGGCTTCTTGACACCCTTTTTAAGCAGTTCCTGGTTGGCCCGGGCGATAACTTTCTGCCCATAAGTAAGCATTCCTTCAGGGGTAAGCTTACCCCACATAGAAAGGGCCTGGATAGCTTGACCTGCTTCAGTGGCTTTCTTCGCCAGAGCTTCGGTAATATCTACCGCAAGGTTAATGTCTCCTGAATTATTGGCTGCTTTAACCAGCATAAGCCCAGCGGTATTATCTACCCTATCTGATGCCCAGCTCTCGTCAAGTATTCTTCTGACTACCGCGCCGGGGTCTTTCGCTAAAGCCGCCTGGGCGTCAGCAATCGTCTGTTTATTGGTTATAGGATCGTAGGCCCCTATTTCATTGGGGGCTATATCCTGCGCCAGCCTGTCAACATATTCAGGGCTTGCCCACGGAGAGTTAGCCGCCGACACATCCAGGGAACGAGGCTTTTGCCCGTTTTCAAAAGGAACCCCTTTAACTATCGGTACTTCCTGACCCTGGTATCTCAAGACGGTCTGTGCGGACTGCGGCACCCCCGGGCGCGGTGCCGGCGCATTTAACTCCGCCCTGGTTATCGGCACTTCCTGTCCGCCAAACTTTACAGAAGTCTGCCCAGTTTTCTTCAATTCCCGGGCCTTGTACCATACGTCGCCCAGAAGCTTTTCGCTATAGGACCGGTTAAAGGCTTCGGGGAAATCCTTCTCCATCAATTTCAGCCAGTGAGAGTATCCGCCCTTATAAACATGCTCGGCTCCTTTAATAATCATAGAGCGAACATCATCCACCGGCGAGGTAGAACCTTGTTCGGAGAACTTGAAAGCCATGTCACGCTTTGCAGCTATTTCAGTTGGACGGCTAACTTTGCCGGCTTTCATATCGGCCAAATAGCCTCCATACTCGTCGGCTAGGCGGTTGCGCATTATCTCGACGTCACGTAGGTACGGAAGGATTGTCATATCCTCGCCTATCGCTTGCCGGAACCGGTTTATAAGGCTATCCAGGGCATCCAATAAAGGCTTTAACAGTTCGGGGCTTTGCTGACGTACCCTGGCCCAGAAGGAACTATCCATCATGCTCTCGGCCATGGCATCAGCGGTAAGCTCACGGTGTAATTGTTCCGGAGTATAGCCCTGCCGCTTGTAGTGGGCGCTCAAGCCCTCGCTGTCGGCTATATGCTCCCTGGCTATGGCCTCCAGCCTTGAATACACCTCCGGGGAGCGGGTTTGTAAATCGTGCGTTAGTTCATGCCCGGCGACGTATAGCAGGGGTTGTTTTGATTCAGCATTAAGCCATATGTTTTGACCATCGCTTGCCCCGTGAACATCTTCCCTGCCTTTAAAAGGTATAACTTCGCGGCCAGATAATGACTTTGATAAATTATTTGCCGCAACAAACTCGGGGTTTTGCATGGCTTCAGGGGCGTGTTTAACTTTGCCGGTTTTTATTAACCCAAAAAAGTGGCTGTCAGCAACCTCTTTATTAAGGGTCTTAATTTCACGGGGTTGGAGCTTTAAGTCAGATCCCTGTCCGCCGTTGCCTTTTGTTATATCAGGTGGTATATTTTCAGTAAGGGCATCTGCTCCCTCTCCGGGACGAGTACGCATAGGCCCGGATTGCGTAGTTCCGAGCAAGCCATCACCCTTGCCGGTTACATCGGATGCCCTTTTGCTATTTTCCCATCCTGTTAATAACCACGTTTCTTTATTTAAATCCCGGTATAATGACAACACTGCGGTATGCCCGTCATGGGTTATATTTACCCTGGTCCAACCTTCCGGGCCATAGAAAGGCCCGCGTTCTCCCCTGGCAATTACATCCACCATTTTTCTTGCAACTTGTTCCCCGTTGAATCCCTGTTTGTTTCGCCCCTCAATAATATGTCTTACTCCGCTCTTTGAATCACCCCAATAAAAAGAGATATCTCCAAGATCGGGCCTGTACATTGCATTTAGGGCATCGGCTTGGCTTCCTATTACTTTGTCCATCGCGGCTTGCCCGGACGCGATGTTTTTAATTGTTAATTCTTCGTCAAACCCGCTCCGTTTTAGATTTATGGTTTGTCTCGGCACGTTTGCCACCTCGGCCATGCGGGTTCTTTCAGCAGCATAGCCCGGGTCTGCTTCCATCCGGTAGAGGTTATCCAGATCGTAACCCTTTTTCCTGGCTAAATCTCTGGCCAGGCCGTATAGATCGGCTTTCCGCTGGTTCGCTATGTCCTGGGCCAGGCTAGACAGTTGAGCGTATTTCATGCGCCGTATTTCATTCTTACTGATCGCGCCGTCCAGGCCGTCATAGATATAGCCCACCAGAACCTTGCTGCGCTCCCTGGGCGGGGTGATTAGTTCCTGTATTTCGGGTCGAAGTTCTTCCATCAACTCATAATAGGTTTTAGGCTTAGGACCAGTATACCTGCCAACCTCGCCGGCGTTAAAAGACAGATCAACATCGGCTAACCCCGCAACCGGTTTTTTATTTGTGATAGTATCCGGGCCCAAAGTGCTCCGAAGGGCCGATTGTATTTCTTGAGGCGTAGCCGACCGGCCAGCCGGGTTATATAGGGCGCCGCCTGCTTCTTCTCCAGAAACATCTGCTAAATCCAGGTAATCAAAACTCTCTGAAGCTTGGACCGGGGCTTTGGCGCCTCTGCCTTTAACTGCGCTTGCCGCTTTGCCCAGTCCTTTAAACGCCAGGTTCGGCGCCATCCACATAGCTGCAAACTCCGGGAGGCTTTCACGTTCTTCGGCCGTTTTGGGGGTTTGTGTTATCGCATAGTTTTCAAGCATGAGAGCCGCATCACCAGCAAGGTATTTAGCAGCCGCATTTTCAGCCAGTTTAGGCGCAACTTTGGTCAATGCCCGTTCCCCTACTCCAACTGCACCGGCCCCCGTTAAAATAGAAGGCAAAAACTCTCCAAAAACGCCCAGTGTTTTTTCAAGATTGGTATCTTTTAAGCCAAGTAATTCATTGGCGGCAGGCTCTATTTTCTGATCCCAATATTGGTCCATTGCCCTAGCTGTCGGAGTTAAGTTTGTGCCGGTAGACTTTAGATTAAAGTGATCTTTTATAATTATTCCTGGCAGACCGCCCATCATGGGATTGGTGTCAAAGTTTTCTGCCGCTAGTATCCCCAAGCCTTTAATGGCCCCCTTGGCCGAAGAAATGGGCAACCGCCAGGCTTTGCCTGCGTCCCATTCCCCGGTATCAGAGACCATCTCCTTCGCTACTTCCCCAACCACTCCCAGCTTCTCCCCCAAAGTCAACTTAGCTGGAGTCTTAGCCGCCTCAATCATGGTATTGGCTATATCAATACCTTTATTAGCCAACGTTGCGTTTTGGCGAATGGTTTCAATAGCTCGTATCTTCTCCTCGTCAGTTGTTCCATCTGCCCAATCAAAGGAGTCGAATAGGGCCTGTTGCTGCTGTTGCCTTATTTCTTCCGTTCTGTCAGGGATACCGTATTTAGCCATTACTTCTTGTAAATATTTGCCCATATTGCACCCCCTTTAAGAAGAACTATTATCATAATTAGTGGTGTTGTTTATCAACGCAAGCACTCTCGCTTTATCGGTAGCGCTTATCCGATCCCATGCCCCGGCCACTTGGGCTTCATAAATTGATTGAGCCATATATTGCGAAAGGTAGTTTTTGTCTCCTCCATTGTTAATTAAATACAGTTTTTTATTCTGCATATCGGCAATAATGCCATCTGCCAGCTCTTTGCTTATTTTTGATGATGAAGCGCTGCCGCCCCCGCTGCCTCTCGACAAAGAAGCGTTATACTTTGCCAATGCCAATTCATTCTCAAATTGCTGCTGCGCCATGGTGTCGGCATACTTCTGCTCATTATAGGTCCGCTCCCAGGACGGCATGCCGGCCTGCGTCATTCTACCCGCGGTCAGTGAGCCATCAGCGCCGCCAGAGCCCCAGCCGGCTTGCTGCCGTAAAGCCTCGTTCGCCTGGTGATACATATTTGCCAGTTCATAATTACCGGCATCATAGGCTTGTTTCCACAAGGCCCCATTGAGATTTAATTTCCAAGACGGATCATCTAAAGACGATGCCGGGATTAAGCCTTGCGCCGTCAGTTGCGTATTCAAGTTGGATAAATCATACTGTTTTTGCTGGCTCTCCCGCGTAAGTTTATCCTGGTTGGCCTGATAATCAAGCTGCTTCAGCTTCAGCATATCTTCCCAGTTGCCTAAATCCAGCTGGTAGCGCTGCAAAACGTCGCTGGCCTTTTGATTCTGTTCCTCATCCCATAACCTGCGGGAATTGAGATTCTTGGTCCAGGTCCAGTTCTCCGTCCCCGCCGGCCGCTCGTTTATTGGTACGGTTGGATTAAATTCCTGCCTGGTATACGGCGTATACGTGGGCCGGTAAGGGAGTAGGGATGAAAAATCCCCGCTCTGGCTTGTCGTAGTATCTGCCGGCGCCGGGAGCAGGGAAGCATTTCTTTTGTTTATAATCGCTTGCGCCATTGCGTTAATATCCGCCACCTGCCACACCTCCCCGGAATTGCTGGTAGAGTTCAAAACGTTCTGCTGGCGTCATTTGCGCCATAAATTCTGTACTCAGACCAGCATTCATCAAATTTTGATCAATGCTCGACACCTGCCCGGTATGCGTGGGGGCTGAACCCACCCAGGGCGTTATTGAGTAATTGCCCGGCAACAAATTGTCGTATTCTTTTGGCATTTCCAGCATATTTGCTTCGTACCAGTTCTTGGTGTTCTCGTAAGCTTTCGCATTTACTGCCGCCTGAGTCCGCCCTTTATCTGCATCCACTCTTTGAAGCGCCGCCTGCGCCAGCTGTTGCACCGTGGGGCTTACGGGAAGGCTTTGCCCTTGCGGATTTGTCAATGTAGCATTGTGCGCCGCTTGCTGGCTCCATATCATAGGGTTGCTGTTTGTATAGCCAGCGGTTCGGATGTCCTTGCCTATATTGCTTAAATTGGTGCTATCGGTGACTATCTGATTCCCTGCGCCCCACAAAGCGCTCCAGGCCGGCTGCCAATTTGACGCGCCAAAGTTAACCGCTGTAGGGTTGCCCTGCGCGTCGTAATAATAGGCGTCGCCAAACTGCAATAAGTCTTTCGATGTTGGCTTAAGGCTCGGCAGCAAGGCTGAAGAAACCTTGTCGTTTTTTGTCTGCTGCGAAGTCTGCCCACTCTGAAGGCTGGCCGGCATCAGCGAAGAATATTGCGAGGCATAGGGGCTGCCATAATCCACATTAGCATGCGACACGCCACCGGAATCGTTGAAATAATCGTACCCGCTTTGCCCGGTTGCTGCCGAAGCCGCATTATAAGCGTCGGCATAACTGCCCCCATTTGCCATAGCGTCAGCAAAAGCTGCCGCATAACCACTTAACCCGACTGCATCACTCCATCCCATATTTCACCCCTCCCTTAAGAAAACATGGAATTAATCCAAGTTGATACGCCCGAAGGCAGGGCGGCATTACCGCTGTTCTCCAGATAGCTGGCCAAGATAGCAGCCGCCAGCTGGTTGGTATTGAGCTTGCTGGATAGTATAGGGGATCCGTTATATGTCCCGGTTAGGCCGGCCTCTGCAAACTGGTTAGAAAGCCTGCTGTTAACCAAATCTGATAACTGGCTCACCTGGGTATTGGCTTGATTCTGATGCATCTGTTGTTCGTTCAGTCCCAGGTTGGCCAGGGAAGGGGCTGCACTCATAGCCGCACTAACGAGGTTGCCGTAAGCCGTGGCCTTCTGCTGGTTGCCGTAGTTTTGCAGGCCGATTGTGCGGTTAATGCCTACGCCTCCCCGGTTCTGTCCAGTAGAGGCCAGGTATTCATTAAGCCCCCGTTGGCTATTGTAGGTGTTCTGGTCAATCTGATCGTTTGTCGCCTTCAGCGTCGGGGCCATGCTGGAAAGATAGTTCTGCGCTATCTGCCCTGCGTAATTGGCATCCTGGTACTTGGGTGTGCCGAGAGTATTGGAAGCCGAAGTAATCTTACTTTGTAAGGTTGTATAATCGTTTGTCGGATCATAATACGTTGCCAAAGGGACTTCCCCCTTTCTTCAATAAAAAAGACCCCCTCAGGGTCTTCGTGTTTTGTTATTCAGCAAGTGCGTCCCGGTATTCCTGAAGCTTAATTTGCTCTACGGGTATTTCGCCAGATGCAATTTTTCGTTTCAGGATAGCCAGCAATATAGGATTTACGGTCATCAGATCACACCTCCCAATTGAAGGACCAACAATTCAAGATCATTAATTCTTTGGGCATAATCGTCCGCTTTCTCTTCTAGCGACAGTTGCCGCGCGATCTCGTTTCCCTCATGGATAAACACGCCATCAACATAGGTATCGCCGATGGTTACAAAATACATGTCAGTACAAACCGCTAAATCATACCCCAACTGTTCAGCCAAATTATTGGCAGTTAATGCGCTATCGAATAGACATATATTATCAACAACACCGTTTTTGATCATTGCATAACGAGACGTATAAAACTGTTCACCTGCCATTACACTTACCTCCTTTACCACCAAATATAAACCAAGCCTTGGGAGCCAGGGCCACCAGCGTACGATGCATAAGCACCCCCGCCACCAGCTCCATAACCGCTAGCAGCGTTGCCGGGTCCGGCCGAAGTTCTGTAAGCTCCCCCTGTACCAGTCAGTGAATTGGCTCCGCGATTCGCGGGGCTATGACCGGTTGTATTTGCGGCTCCGCCAAAAGAGTTGTTCCCGTAAGTAGCACCCGATGCAGCAGGATACGCATCCACACCGCCATAACCACCTGCGCCATCATTACTTCCATTGGCACCACCAACGCCGCCCCCAACGCTAATCAAAGAACCAACCGAACTCGCTCCACCTTGACCAGGATATCCACTTGGATAAGATGCACCAGCACCAGCAGCACCAACTGTTACCGCATACTGTGTTCCAGGCGTTACAGCAACAATTTTAATCCCGTAATAACCACTGGCCCCGCCTCCACCTGGGTACGATGTGTCCCACCCACGACCTCCGCCGCCTCCACCACCAACACATAGTATGAATATAAGAGTGACTCCAGTTGGGACAGTAAAAGTACCTCCTGAAGTGAAGGCTTGGGAGCCGTGTGCGGGTGCTGCGTCCAAGGAACCTGCCACGCCAAATAGATTCACACCCGATTTGATATTGCTAGCAATCAAATCCGAATCCCCGGCTACCGTCCCTCCTATAGTGTATCCTGCCGGGATGCTTTGATTGGTAGTTGTTGGGGTATATGTTCCCAAGCCCCCATTATTAGCCATAGTGCCTGTGACTTTTGTTTTTGCGTCCGTGCCATAAAAGGTTTTGCCGCTTAAAACGTTTGCGGCAACCGCATCCCCGGTTAAGCTTAATGTCCCGGTTATTTTGGTTTCCGGGTCATTGTTATAAAAAGTCTTGCCGGACAAAACATCTCCTGCCGTTGCGTCACCTGATAATATACTCCCCCCTTCACCCAACAATTGAAAATTTTCAGCTGACGCATTATATCGAACACCCACAATGGTATTCGCCTTCAGCTTTCCGGCAGTTAAAGCAATACCCTTTCCATCCACAATTGCCTTTACTCCTTTGTCGTCCCAATTGAGTGTAGAAGCTCCCGTATTATCCGCGTGAATATCCAGATAAACGCTTACTCCGTCAACCAGGGCCGGCAGCGCGGGAATCGTTGAAACAGTGTAGGCATTTGCCGAACCGGCGGTGGGGCCAAACCCAGGATTGCGGACATAATCCGTAGACTCCACCATTGCGGGTATTATTGTATTATTTATATAGTCCCTTATTTGGTTGGGGATGCTTTGGACTTGAGCCCTGGCTGCTCCAGCTGCAGGATTGGGAAATGAATTGGTGTCTTCAAATCCTGTTGCCGGTGTAAATGCAAAAGGTGATATAGTCAACTTATCCACCTCATTTCACTTTTCGATTGAGCGAAAAATATATCTTCACATCAAGTATTGATAAATCCTCATTTGCCGAACTATTGCTAAACTCCATTTGTAAATATTTAATTTTTTTCATTTTGGCTTTTAACCGAAAAACCGGGTCAAACACATTAACATCCCACGTAAACGTGTCCCAGTTGAACGTATCCCAGTTAAAAGAATCGCTTGTAACTGTCCTGATAAACGTCAGCTCTGCTAAATCATCATAAGCAGTTACTGTAATATTCCCGGCGTTGGTAACGTTGGTCCTGAAGTAAATCAGGTTGATTGTCTTCAAGTACTCCTGATAGTCAAAATGGAATAGCCTGGTTAAGTGCCTGCCGTCAATGGCGGCGCCATCGTCGTTCTTATTGTCAATAAACTTCCAAAGGTGCCCGCTGCTCCGATCTCCAAAGCAAGTCACTCCGGCTTTCTGAATCCAGCAATTAGCGTTAATGTTCTCCCAGTACCACCACTGTAAAGCGTCAGGATTACCTTGCCAGGGGGTATCCCGATAATTCCACACCCAGGCATGATTGCCAACGCACAAGACATAATACTTGCCGTCGTCAAAAGAGGTAGCCGCTCGTAAAGCATCTTCGTTTTCGTCAAGCAGACCGGGCCGGCCGGGCCCCCGGTTGATAAGATCGCTTATGGACCGGACATTTTTTTCAGTTCGGACGTCGGTCCGTTCTACAATCTGTACCCCCTTTTGAGAATTGAGGAATACGATGTAATTATCAATGATCTGAATGCTGCCGGGGCAGTCGCAGCCGATACCTGCATTCAGGGGGTAAGCTAAAAATTCCGCTGCATTGGCCGTCTCATTGAAATAATATTCGATTCGGTGCAAGGACCGCTCTTTCAGGGCTACCATCTGGTCATATTGAAAAGCCAGGCCCCGGTTAAAGTCGGCGTCAGAACCAACGTCATTAAAATTGTTAACCGGCCAATTGGCAGGATTTAAAATATCGCACCACCATACCCGGGACGGATAATCCGGATTACCGGTTATAAATATCCGGGTGTCATTCTTGCCGCCGAACAAGGAAGCATAGCGGCACTTCCGTACCTCTGTGGCGTCATTCAGCCCCGCTTTGGCGCAGGTAACCGCTACCGTGTGCACGCCCGGGGCGGTTCCGAAAGTAATTTTTGCGTAATCGTCGCCGGTCGGGAATGTATAGCTCTCCAGCGGCACGGTCACGCCGTCTTTTGCAATCGTTACCGAATCAGCTTCCATAGAAAGCACATATACCGTATCGCCTGCCGTCCCGGCAAACTCTTCAATCCAGGAATCGGTCAGCAGGTTTAATTCTTCTTCCACTACGCCCCCGGTGCCGTCCGGGTTCTTGGCCGTAATCATAGTCGGTACATGCGGGGTGACTGCCGCAAAGGCTGCGCCGTCGTACTGCCAGTAATTTGTACCGTCAAGGTAATACCAAACATCACCCATCACCCAAGCTATACCTTTTGCGTCGGCCAGGCCGGAGCCTATCTCCACAGGCTGGCTGCCGCCGCTCTGGGTATACAGCTTGGCTCCCCAATGCATCAACCTTATGGCGGTGCCGTCGTATTTGACGTAATCCCAAACCCCATGCACAGCCCCGGCGCCTAAAGAAGCATCATATACCTTGGCAACGCCGTCCCTTTTTTTAACGCCCCCGATGCCATCAGAAACCATATTGACGCTGCCGGGTTTGCCGGTACGGTAATTGTAAGGACTCTGGCCGTTTTGTATTTGGCTGTGTTCGTCCCGCAGGTTTAACCCCAAGTCAATACGGGGGATTTCAAACGGGGCGGGCTCTGCGGCCGTGGGCGGGACTTTGAAGGTTACTGCCTTTACCGCCATGCCATCACCATCCTGTCACATTTAAAATCGTCCCCTGCTCCTCGGTTTTATTGCTTATAATTTCGGATTTGCGCGCTTCATAGATGTTTAACAGCGTCATTCCTACAGTCACTCCGTTGGCCCCACCCTCGGAAAGCAGAATATTCCCGGCCACGTAGTACGGAATGACCATAGCTGCATCATCCGAAACCCGGTACGTGCCGTTTATGCGATCAATGCCGTATATTTGGGCGTCGTTGGTTTCTTCCACGTCGGTATAAACAAACAATGTTGGCATGCGCCAGTAATTTACAACAAACTCAGCTGGAGCGTCATAGCGGTTAAACCCTATTCGTTTATTGGGCAGCAGCACATATTTGGCGTAGGGGATGAACTGCCTGACATCCTTCTTTGCCATCACATTGTTTAACTCAAGGCAATCGGACGGCAAGTCATACTCAAAAAACGGCCGGTGTTGCTGGACATCTGCTTCGCTTTCCCAGGCGTAAGGATAAAGAATATAATTCCTAACATGAAAAACATAAGACCCCGTGAATCGGAGTCTTATCATGTTGGTTAATTGAGTTGGATTGATCAATCGTCGATATTCGGTGAACTCTGTCACCGAACCCGGCACCGCGATTGTCTCCAGAGGGGTGTACGTTGTGCTGCCCGCCGTCGCTTCTTCAATGTGCACCGTAGCCGGGCCTATAATCTCAAAATAGCAGGACCTGGCATTAGTAAGCGTGATAGATATGTCCGCCCCGCCGGGCTCAAACGTCTTAATGGCGCTGGTGTCGTATGCCAGGGTGTTTCGCACCGGGGCATTGATAATATGTTTCACCCCAGGGATCCGGGCGGTTGTCTCAGCCAGGTTCTTCATCGCATCGTTGGTAAAATCCTGAATTTTGATATTGACATCGGTGGTGGACTGAATCACGCCGGTCGTGTCGTATTCGTCCAGCAGTTTTAAAGCCCGTTTCTTGGTATCGCCGTAGGTTAAGGCCACGGGGAAGCACCCCCTTTAAATATCGAAATACATCACCGAAACACTGGTTCCGGTCGCGTTGCTTATGACTGACAAATCCCCTTTAACCCGCATCTTGAAAGGCGGCATGATGCCCGCCGGAATTAGAAATCCGTTGGCTGCCGTTGCGGTTTCTTCGGGGTTAATATACAATGGCTGCGCTCCGGTATTCGCTATCACAAACGGCCTGCCTTGCGTTTGAATATTTTGGGCTGTGTTTTTAAGGCTTGCGATCACCGAAACACTTCGCGCTGTTCCGTGGCTCATTTAAGCACCTTCTTTCAATAGTCGCTTTAATTGCTCGTTGCTTAGCCTGCTCCATTCCGGGGGCTTGTCGGGCAGGGATTTGACTAATGCCATCAATTCGGCTCTTTTCAACTCTCCCAAGTTGGAATCTTGATCCTGCTCAGCCGGCACAGGCTCTTTTTGTCTTTCAAGCGTTTGCCAGATGTTATAAAGGAGTTTGTTAGTCTGGCCAACTACCTCAGATTTGTTTATTTTAAACATAAAAGCCTCCCCGTTTTAGCTGCTGGCCACAATTCCAAACGCCTGCAAGGCATCGATAATGCTGCTTATCGCCGCCCGCGCCTCAGTGTCGGCGGTGGTTCCGCCGTCCGGGTCGGAAATCAGCGCGGCCTGGGTGCCGCTGGCGACCACCTCGCCTGCGTCGCTTAGCTTGTTTAATTCGGCGGCGGTGGATGTAATTTCCGTTCCGTTAATATATAAACGTTCAGCATCTATTCCCTTATGATGAGTACAATCAGACATTTTTTAACGCCTCCCTTAAATTGAGGAGGGGGGCTAATTAAAGCCCCCCGGTTAATTTAGAAAGTTGATGCGCCAGACAGGCCCGGCGCAATTGCCAGGATGTGCCGCCAGTTGTTGGGGGCCGCTCCGTAACGCGCCCGGCCCTTGAATATGTTGTTGTCGGTATTCTCGTCAATGTAAGATTTAACCGACAGCGGAATCCTGTCCAGCCAGGGCATGCATTCATAAGCCTCGTTGTACTTGGAATCAACCAGGTAAACCACATCTCCGCCGCTTATTCCGCTCCAATTGGTCAGCAAGGGGCTGATTATGACATTCCACCGGCCAAACTGATAATTGAACGAGTTGTCGGCGGTTCCCGGAATGCCCTCGCAGCCGATCGCATCAAAGACCAATTTTTTGGTTACGGCCTTGTCAGGAATGATAATGGTATCCGGTGAAACCGTCAAAATATTTCCATCATCATCTTTGAAGTAATGCATCTTTTCCTCGCCGTAGCAGAGGGTGTCATAGGAGAACACAGCATTATAAAGGTTGCTCTGATTTGCCGTGCCTCCTGTTTTGGACGGGTGAGCCGTTGAAAATAAGGCTTGCCCGTCGGCTGCGGCAATGTTGAACACCTTATTGTTTTTGCCGAAAGTCATAGTTGTAGCGTTTCCGGCATTGAGGAAGGCCAGGCCAAACAGTTCGCGGGTGCGCCCGTGGCTTCTCATAAAACCATGCGCTTTTCTCTTTACCTTTCCCATTCTCGCGTCTTCGATCATCGTCTGGGTTACAGGAAAGGACAATTTCCATTCATCAGGTTCTACCACTCGGTCGTACCCTTCTTGGAAGCCGCTTTCAGGGTATTTGCCGCCCTCGCCCACCGGCTCAAAATCGCCTAAACTGGTTTCATAGGAATATTTTTCAGCAAAATTGGAGGTCTTGTCCATGCAGAAGATGTACTTCAGTATGGATTGCTTCTGCCAGGCCTCCTCAAGCTCTTCGAGAAACATCTTGATGGGTTCCTGGCTTTTGCCGTAAACGGACTCATTCACTCCGCTCGCTTTGCTAAACAGCATTTTATTGTCACTCTCCCTTCTTTAAGATTTGAAGTAGCCGCGAACCCTTGAAGACGTGGCCGCTCCGTCGGTTGCGGAGATTTCAAATACGCCCTTGGCGGTTGTCGCCGTCGGCTGCAGGGCTCCGGTATTGAGCGTGACTCTTGAGCCGATAACCGTAGAGGCTACTTGCGCGCTGGACATGGCTTCATACTCTACGTCAGAAGATATTCTCTCTACCGGGACAGGCGTGACGCTGGTTGATTCTGCGGCCTGCGTTTTTAGGGCTATAAACATACGGCCGTTTGCATCGTCAGTGTCCAGGCCGCCGCTTGTCAATCTGCCGCTGGACAATTTTAAAACCTGGCCCAAAGTGCAGCCTTCGTTGTCCGTCATTAAGCGGTATTCTATGGGGTTTTGGGAAGTTATTTGGCTCCCAACTCGTTTAAAAGCCATTTTGCTTATCACCTAACCTTTCAATGATTTCTTGTAATGCTCCAGGTATTCCTTATGGGTTTTGCCCGGGTTAAGCTGTTTGTACATTTTCAGTGTTTCCTCGGGGATGGTTACGGTATCAACCTCTGAACGCCCGCCGCTTGGCTTTAGGTGAGCTCTGCCGTTTACCTGGTTCAGCGTCTGCTGTTTCACGGCGGCAGTTGCCTTTTCTTTCAACGCCTGCCGGTTAACGCTTTCATAGGCATCCAGCAGAGAATACCCCAGCCCAAACTTCTGGCAAATCTTTTGCCATGTTTCAGGCCCGACCGATTGCGCCAAATCCTCCACCTTGGCAAACCCGGGATATTCTCCCTTTAATTCATCAAACTCAGTGGCCACCCGCTGCTGAACCGCTCTTTCCGCCTGTTGGACTTGAGCTTGCTGCTGTACCTGCTGCGCCTCAAGCTGCCGCCTTTCTTCGGATTGTTTTATTTGCAGTTCAATCATATTGGCTTTAAATAAAGCTACTTCAGAATTAACCGCCCGGCGTATTTCGGCATCGCCATAACCCTCGGCTTTCATGTCTTCGACCATCTTGCCCATTGCCGCATTGAAATTTTGGATCTGGTTGTTGGTTTGCTGTTGCTGCTGTTGGGCCTGCTGCTCTATAGCTTTATCCCAGCCTGATACAACATCATCAAAGGTTTTGATGCCTTTTTCCCCAAAACGCTTGGCGATTTCATCGTCGCGACGTTTAAGCTCGGCCTGAAGCTTTTCGTTATCCTGCCTCATCTTCTTAAAGGCTTCATTGGCTTCGTGGCTCTGCTCTTTCTTAACCTCTTCCGGAATCTCTTCTTCTCCCTGATCGGCGGTGCCAGGATCGGCTTTTATATCACCGTCGCTTTCGCCTTCGATTTCATCAGAGAATCCATCAATAGGTTTATAGTCATACAGGGCGTCAAGCGGACTGGTTTCAACTGCGCTTTCGGGTGCTGCTGCGCCACCGCCAGCTTCTCCGCCGCCTTCGCCCTCTGCAAACATCTGGAAGTCTATTTGAAAGGCCGTGACCCTTTCCTGCCCGTCATTTACCGGCATGCTTGAACCTCTCTTTCTGCCCTTGCGCCGGGCCGCGAAGTTAAATTATTTCGCCCTCAGGTCTCCGCCTGTGGACTTCTTGGGGCTGTGAGTCTGGCCCAAAGGTTTAGGGGCTTTTACAACGCCCTGGCTTCCTGCGGGCTTTTTGTAACCGGCATTGCCTTTGTTGTCTGCCACTGGCTGTCACCTCCTGTTCGTTATTTGGGTAGATAGTCGTGGGACGGCGAAGTCCACGCATTGCGCCGCATAGGTGTTAGGGCCCGAAACGGGCATGAAAAAACCCCGCAACTTTCTAAAGTCAGAACGGTTCGGGGCTAAGTTACATAAACTGTTCGCCTTTACATTTGGGCGCCGGGGCTCCCTCCCATCTGCGCTTGCTCCGCCTGCTTCATCTGCTCTAATGTCTGCGCCACCACCTGCTGAACATCTGGAGCCAGGCCATCAAAAAGAGCCTGCGCTTGTTCTGGCGGCAGGCTCAACATCTGCTGTATGATTTGCTGTATCTCGGGCGGTATCTGCGGCCCCTGGGGCTGCGGCTGTGGTTGCTCGGGGGGCGGCTGGTTCTTTGCCGCCTCTATTTCTTCCTGCATCTGTTTTTTTATCTCCCCAGCTCCAGGATAATGTAATTGCTCTACGATGCTCCAGAACCGGAGATTGGCCGGCGAAGTCTCAAAAGCCCGTGTTTGTAGGAATTTCTCCGCTTTGTCGAGAATAAACATTTTATCCTTTGGCAATCCTGCCCCGGCGTCCGCGGTGAATATAAAATCTGTGTTGTAGTACCATTCGCCGCTTGAGTCTTGCACTAAAAAGGCGTATTTATTAAATTGCCCGTACTCGCGGGTGCCGTCCTCTTTCTGCCGGACGTACGGCCGGGGCTCATCGCAAAAGGCCAGTTTCATCTCAAACATGATTTCAAACATTTCTTTGAAGGCCGTATATTTATTCGTAACCTTGGATTGAAGCCGTCCCGTCGCCTGTTGTACCTGGATTTCTTTGGCCCTGCCGCTCTGCGCCGTGTTGTCCGGCTGTCCCTGGAAGGAGTTTGTTATCCCCAAAGTGTTTTTGGCTGATTGGTACTGCTCTTGAGCAAAAGAAAGCTCTGCCTGTATGTCGGCGCTTAGGCTTTGTATCCCCAGCATTTGCAGTTGTTCGGCTGTTCCTCTCACAATTTGATATAACTCGTTGGTCAGCGTAAAATTATGCCCGGTTAAAGCCTTAACAATCGCCCCGCCGCGAATGATCTTTTCTTCAACAGAAGAAACCACTTTCTTAATCGCGTCGGCCTGATCTTTTATTACCTCTATATCGCTCTGTCCGCCGAAGGTAAAGTTCTTAGGCACGTTTCGGCGTATGACCACCGGGAACCGTTGCGGGGCAAAATAGGGCACTTCAGTTCCTGCTGGTATAGTTGTGCCGTCGGGCAGCATCACATCTTCGGCCAGTTTTTCAGTTTTTGCAATTTTGCGTTCAAACTTGGTTCCCCCGCACTGGATGCATATGCCGTCCGGGTCTATGGCCCCACCGCACTCGATGCAAACAGTTGGCCGGCGGTAGAAATATTTGGGCGTGTCCTCTAAAATGGTATCATTAGCCCATACAAAGCGGCCCACGTCGCCGTCCTTGTCCCTGTACCAGCAAACCACCTCAGTCACCTTATCCTTTTCGTTGCCGGTGCTGTAGCCGTCACCAGACAGTCTGTTGATTTCGGGGTATTCCTCGCCGTCGTCCGGCACGTCCACCCCATACCGCCGTTTGCAATAGGCCCGGGTGACGCTGGATAGGATGAACAGGTGATCCATCTCCTGCGCCTTCCATATGTTGGACTGCGGCACCAATTGCTTGGGGTGCAATCCGCGTAATATCTGCCGGCCAATGTATAAGGGGTGCTTGAAATCGCTATCCCAATCCACCAGGATAACTGAGTGCCCACACACCGGTGTATTGCGCTCGTTTTCGTCGTTTATTTCATTGATATCAGACTCCATCAGATCGTTTTTAAGGCTGTCCTCAATCATCTGTGCCTGCTCGTCGTAGCCGTCAATCTTGCTCGTTACTGCCGGCTGCGGGATATTGGAATCAACCTGGCTTTCAATGAACTCATAACAGATATTTTGGACGTTATTGGCTTTATTGCGAGTCGCCGGACCGCTGGTTGAGTTTATGTTCGGGTATACTTCATGGGTGCCCAGGTATAGATATTCCAAATCATCGAATTTTGACAAATCCCAGTCATTGAGGGCGTTTGTCAGTTTATCTTGCCATTCTTTCAACTTGGCTGATTCGGCCACGGTTTCACCCCGCTTTTGAAATCGTTCTTTTATTTTCGTGAAGAGGCCCATTTACTCACCCCATTCCCCACTTCTTTAGTAAGTACGCCTGCTGCTCGGGCGTGGCGTTCATGTAATCCTCGCGCAAGTCCTCAGGCAGCCTAGACCAGTCGAGAGGCTTATTGTCGATTTGAATTGTTTTTCGCTGCTGGCCAGCTATATAACAGTTAATCGCCCTGGCCATTACGCAATCATCATGAAATCCCTCCGCGGCTTCTGGCCGGCCTTTTTCGTTTTTAATAAAAGTTGTCATTTCGTTTAGGGTGTCTATGTCTTTTACACGTTCGGGATGTTCCCTTATGATAGTTCTTAGCATCCCCAAAGCTACCGGGCGCGTAAGCTTGTTTGTATTGAATCCGAACCGCTTTGTCAGTTTGCCGGTGAAAGCATCCGGGGTTTCTTCTCTGACATATTGGTTCGGATAGTTCAGCCGGGTTAATTCTTTCATGGGATGCGTGCTGTAATTCGTTTCTACTCCGATCAGGGCGTCATTATAATAACACCCCAAGCAATACATTTGCCGGGCATATAAATCTTCATCAAAGTTAATGCGAAGGCTGGCCACGTCCTGCTCTGTGGTATTATCGGTAAATGCGCCTGTATTCCAGTCGCTGCCCTCTCCAGCTGTGTCGCCTCCCCCAACATATGGATATCCCTTTTTAGGTTCCTCGTAAATTTTGATATAGCCTTGATCATCGCCTACCCACTCATAGCCAATTATCTTATCATGTGTGCTTGCGTCATTCCATTTAATTTCGAAATAGCCCTGTTTAAGCGGCTTTTTTGTTCGTTCTTCTTTGATGCGCCTGGCTACATTTTTCTTGTTAAAAAAAGTGCCCCCGGGGATTCCCCAGAGGCCCAATGCGTATATATTATATTCATCCTCGTCGTATTTCTTTAGATCCTCCATTTCTTTGGCATATGCCGTATCAATAAAGGGATTGTCATGATAAGTTGAATGGATTATCAATGTATCATAATCATTTACATTTCCTTTAAATGCCGCGGCTTGCTTAGTTCCGTATATAATTAGTCTACTCATCGCCAAAGAACCTCTCATTGAGCCACGACAATTCGGATACCGGGTTAAAGGTCAGCATAAATTGCATATACTTGTCGCTTCCGTCTGCGTTTTTGCCCTTATAACCCCTTAACCGCCTGTTAAGTTCCCGAAAGTCTTCTGGGCTTATCTCGTTGGCTTCCTCTGCCCATATGCTTGTAATGTCATATATGGATTTTAGTTTTTCAACATCGTCGAGGCCTGAAAATATAATTTGGTTGCCGTTGGGCTTAAACGTTATTTTCTCATTTCCCATGGACTCGTTAATTTTAAATAGATCGCTAAGCCCCCAGCGCTTTACCTCACCTTTTAGTAGGGGGAATTGTGATTTTGTTACACTTTTTCCGGTATCGCGAACGCAAAGTAAATTATGATTATCCTCTTTAATGGTACGGATGAGAAACTTGTCGGCCGCAAAATAGCTTTTCCCCGATCCTGAGCCCCCGTATAAAATGAGAAACCGGCCTTTATATTTAAAAGCCGGGTAATATATGGGCGGTATCATTTTAGCTAAGTTAGTTAAGTCTATCTCCACTTCAATCGCTCAATTCTTCAGGCAGCTTTACAATTATCGGCCCGCCGCCTTTGCCTGCTATTTCATGTTCGCGTTTATCCCTCCACTCCTGCGGCCTGCGGTTCTTTAACCAGAAAATTGCTGCCGTGGTGTCGGGCGGGTAGTATTTCCTCACCTTTACCTCCTGAACCTCGGAGCCCATATTGCCGCCCAAAGAAACCACTTTTAGCTCAATATCATCATGTTCATAGCCCATGGCCCTCTGATAAAGCCTGTCAGCCACATTCGCATCCGCTATAACCTTACCTCTTTTTAAGGACTCAAAAAATGATGGATGATCCCTTTTCCAGTTATTAATCGTCTGCTCTTTGACGTTGAAAAAGTCAGCCAGGTCCTTATCGGTAGCTCCAAGCAAACAGAGTTTATATGCCTGTTCATCGTATTCTTTTTTATATCTGCTGGGCCTGGCCATGGTTTCACCTTCTCTCTGAATACGTTTTATTTCAGAGTCAAATAAAAAAACCTCACCTAAAGTAGGTAAGATCATGGTTCTTTAGTTATGGATAATACTTTCCATTACCATAATTGCAGTATTAAAATGTAGATAGTTTTACTATCTAGGCAGGTTTGCGCCTGTCTGAAGTAAAATTAAAATATAATAAAGTTTCAAAAACAGCAATGTCTATTTTTTTTGAAACAGCAACTCTAAAAGAACGATTATAATTTATTTCTGATTTCATTCGCCACTTCTATAGCCTCATCTAACAATGCGTAGATCTTCTCATCTGTATAATCAGGTTGTTCACAAGCTATATTTATATTACTTATTTTTATCTCTAACATTGTAAGAGAGCCAGGATTACATATATCGTTTAATTCAGCAATTTTTGTCTCAATGTCTGAACCAATCAAGGTAAGCGTTAGGTCTTTATTAAATGAATATTTCGTTGCATAACCCATATTAAGGCTAATCTCAAATAATAGTTGCCTTCGTCTAGCGCGCCTAGTTTGTTCAAGTTCACTTATTAACTGATCTCCAGATTTAATGTAGTAGCGTTTTGATACCAAAACAGTTATAAGCCCGCCGATGACAATTCCTAAAACTGTGTTTAATAGCGAACTGTTGACTATTGTTACTATCGTATCCATAGAAACTTTTCTCCTTGCAAATCGAAAAGCTCCCGCGGGGGCTAATAACTAGGAATCTATTTTCTTAAACTTATTATTTCACGGGTAGTGTCTATTTCTATTTTTCCTGCATTACTTAATTCATCAATAGCCTGCGAAAAATCTTCATGGCTAATTCTTAAGCTATCCGAAACAAAATCAAAATTAATTGGATTTTTATCGTTAAGTATTTCCAATATTTTATCGGGAATATCATTCATTGCCCTCACTCCTTTCATTTTTCCTAAATGGTAACAAAACCCGCCACATAGTGACGGGTAGCTATTTTGATTTTAGCATCTTTTACCAGGTTGTCAATACAGCAAATACTTCTGACTTATCACTCTGGGCATCGCCTTTTTCTTCTTACGCTTCCTACCGCCGCTGCTTTTGGATCGCCCTGACCCCCTCCGGATCTCCCCGAGGTAAACCAGCCCCAGGCCTGCATATGAACCCCGGCCAAGCTCCGGGTCCTCTTCTTCCTCTGTTTCCTCCGGCGGCCAGAACTCGGAGCCGCAACCTGAACACTGGTGAAAACCCCGTAACTTGTTAAGCTTCATCGGCCGGCCACACCCCGGGCAGGGCATAGCTTTATCATTCGGCCAGTATTGTCCTTTGCACACCGGGCAGCGGTAGAAACTATCCTCCTGGTCGTAAGCCATAGTCTCCCTGCAGTTTGGGCACCTTACATCATCCTGGCTCACCTGAGCGTTACAAGTCACCTGGCCTCCCCCTCCCCTTACGCTTATAATCCAACCGCCATCTTGGCGGCTCTTTCTATCGGCTTCAAACGTTGCAGCTCCTCCCATTGCTGCTTACTGAACATGAGAAAAACAGCTTTTTCGTCAGCTGTACCGGTATTCTCCGAGATTATCAAAAGGACTTCGCCCGACACAAAACGTAATCCATCAATCTCGGAGCCTTGTTTATTTGAAAAATCAAAAAAGGCGTATCTGGTGTCCATGCTTAACTCACCTCGCGCTCAACGTAATTGCCAACTTTCAGCCAAGGATCATCTTTCGGGGTCGCGCTCCTTATCTGCTGAACCGGTTTATCATAGTGCAGGGCTATGTTCTTGTCCGGCTCCCCGTCCCGGTTCTTATCGATGTAGAGCTTATAGTTTGCATTTGTGTATCTCCCACTGTATTTATTTTTTATCTCTTCTTTGCTCAGCGGCCCGAGCTTTAGCAGCAGGTCGCATTCGTTTTTAATCCGTTTGGCCCCCTGCAGACTGCCGTCTTCGTTGAGCTGGGCCAGGACTAAAACCGGTATCTTTAGTTCCTGGGCCAGCAGCTTCATGGACTTGGCTACCTGCTCAAGCACCTGCCACTCCTGCATTTTCGGATCGTACTTTTCCATGCGGCCGATGTAATCGACGATAATCATCTCAACCTGCTTCTGGATTTTAGCCTTTTTCCCCAAAACCACGCATCTTACCGGGGTTAAGTGGGGTGAATAACTGTGAATAAACGGCGATGTTTTAATCGTCTCAATCGCCCGGGAGACTTTCGCCTGCTCGTCCGGCGCCAGGCTTCCCTGCCGGATGCGGTAATAAGGCACTCCGGATATCACCCCGCATAACCTCTGGTAAACCGTTTCCCTGGACATTTCGGTATTTATGTAAAGGACCGGGTTCCCCTGATCCACTGCTATGGTTTTGGCCGTCTGGAGAGCGAAGGCTGTTTTGCCGTGGCCGGTCTGGGCCCCTAAGACAATCAGGTCGCCCGGCTTATAACCCAGGGTAAGCTCATCAATTTTTTTAAACCCCGTGGCTAGTCCCTCCAGGACGGTATTTCCCGAAAGGTTGGCTTCGATAAAGCGGACAATCTTTTGAGCGATAAGCTCTTCCAGTTGGGCGCTGATAGCGGCGCCATCTTCGAATTCGTCCTTGGTCCGGCCCAGGTCGATTTGGGAAATGTCGTTTATGATGCCGGCCAGGTTCGTGTCTATGTCCTTTTTGCCGTGGTCGGCCAGCGTCGCCTGGTACCTGCGAAGCACCGAATTAAAGGCCCGGGCTTTAGAAGCGCCGGTTAATTCGTCAATCCAGTACTGGATGTTGTCAGTGTATCCCCAGTCTGTCAGCGCGTATTTGATTTCCTCCAGCCTGCCCAGTGAGGCAAGCAGCCCGGCACCCTGGGCCTCCTTAAGAAAGATGCCGTAACTGGGGAAGGTGCCTTTTTTGTATATATCAGCAATCAATTCGAATAAGGCCCGGTGGAGCTGGTCCGTAAAGTCATCCGCCTCCAACTGACTAATAACTTCAATGCAGAACGGCTCTGAATGCGTAGCCCCGGATAATACTTTTCTTTCGCTCAAAAGGTCAGCGAGATTCAAAAGCTTGTCCCCCCTCCAGTTACACGACTTCGGCATCTGCGCCAAACATGGTACCGTTAACCCTGTGTTGCGGGCTGGCCCTGCTTGGCAGCAATCCCTTAAGCGCTTCGTCGACGGTGGTATTTCTAAGTATCCCAGCAAAGTAATTCTCTTTTTTGGCATGCAGCTCAGGCTTAGATATAACTTTTTTGCAGGCATGCTCGACAATCAAAGGGTCGTATCGGTGCATGTCCTCATAGACCCCATGCTCAACACTGGGAGCCAATTTCCCGCTTACCCTGGTTGTGCGCAGGATTTCGAGATATTGTTCAATGGTTTCCAGCTGTTCAGGGGAATATCGTGAGCGAAATTTTTCAATTTCGAGAGAATAGTTTATGCTTTTCTTTTCTTTTACTTTCTTTTCTTTTATAGCATTGGGTGCGCATTGCGTTTGCTCTGCATTCGCATTGCGTTCTTTCTCCCACCGTAACAGCGCCGATTCGCGAGCCTTGTTTGATTTCTCATCAGCCCTTTCCATCCTTCTGAGAAGTGAATTGCTCCAGAAATTTTTCCCGTCAGATTCAAATAAATGAAACTCGTTAATGCAGTCCATAATATATTTCTGCGCTTGTTCATCGGCGCATTGCATTTGCAATGCAAATGCATTCCATGCGTATTTGCCCTCTATGTTAAGCTGGTAGTCCTGCTGTTCTCTCATCATTTCTATAATCAACCAGTACCAGCCATAACCCTCCCAGCCATAAACGCTACGCATGGCCAGTATTTTAGGATCTTGATTCGCATTACTATCATGGGAGAAATAATAGGTGTTTTTCACTCCGGCGCCTCCATAAATCGAACTCTTGCGGGGTTTTATCTCGCTTTTTACGATTACAATTCATGCATGAGGTAACAAGGTTATCTAAATTATTTGTTCCGCCCCTAAAAACCGGAATGGCGTGGTCAACTTCAAGCTTCCCGCCAATTTTACCGCAATATTTACAGGTGAAATTATCCCTAAGAAAAACCTCACCCGTAATCTGGCGCCATAAATCAACGTCTAAGTTATATAGGCGGCTATTAATGAATTTATTTACAAAAGTTGCAACTTCATCATTTATATCAGCTTCAAATATAACTCTCTCTTGGGCGCACCATTTAATGAATTTATTATAGAAAATACCCAGTTTTTCTATTAAATCAGGACGATCGTTAAGGTCTTTTTCAATGTCATAACGAAGCGCCCCAATATAATAATCCATTAATGGCCTTGCCAAGCTTCTTCGCCCTCCTAACTCCTGCCAGCCTCTTATTTCACAATGAATAGACACTCCGCCCCTCCAGGCTTACGGTCCGGCCGCTACGCGCTTAAAACGCAGCACTGGGTTGTTTCTTCGTCTGCTGCCTCATCTGCAAGCATATTCATATTTTCGAGGCAATTGTTGAGCAGGATATACATCATCACAGAATAGTACGTCCCTACTCCGCTTCCATGCTCATTTTTAAAAAACTGATATAAATCGCGATATACGGTGTTTACTTGTCTCCAGTTATCCAGTACCAGGTTCATACGATGGACCTTGTCTCTGCCCAAGTTAGTCTTCTGGACCCATACATACTTTCCATCATGGCGCTTACAAATCGAAACTTCTGTCCTGTCCCAGGGATCACTTGGAAATAATCTAAAAACTGTAGACCCCAGCAGCCACCCGTCAAAAACCATCCGCTGCCCTTCCTCGCCAGCTATATGAAAGGTCTGCATTTCAACCATGGCGTTTACCTCCCCGTTCTTAGTAATCTGAACCATCATTAAACACTGACATAAGCCGGATACCATCCATTATGCCTTGGCGATAGCATAATTTGTTAGTGGAACCCATCATGGCGCTTTGAGCCTCATCAAGTTTGGATAGAGCCTTTAATCCAAAAGAATGGTCTTTTAATATCTCTTTCAATATCTCATCCGCTTTGATGGACTCATCCAAATCTTTTTCATATTCGGGAAACTCAGCAATAATTCTGTCAAGGGTTAAATTGCGGTCCCAAAATAAATTAATTAGATCTTTTGCAAATTGCTCCTGGCCTTCCTTTGCCTTTATAAACAGGCCCAACAATTCGCCTTCCCTACTCTTTTCCGCTAACATAAAATCCGCCTCCTTTATTACTCTCATTAAGCCTGCCTTAGGCTATTTGTCTGTCCATCCGGGTAGTTGACAAAACGCCGGCATTAAGCAACTTTAGTTTTATATCTATTGCCTCACGAAATATCTGGCTATAAAACAACATAAAATACTGGCCTATCCCGTATCCCAATACTTCCTTTAAAGTTTTAGCCATAAAACTGATCAATTCTGCGACCACTCCTAGATTGTTTAACCCATCAAAGGCCGCTACTTGCCCTCTCAAATAAGGATTGTTTGACCAAAAAACTACAATATATTTGCCTTCAACCGTTAAATATATTTCCATTTTGTCTTTAATGTGATAATATTTAGGGCTTCTCCGCTTTGTCCCTGAAGCCATAAGCCTACCCGTAAACTCTACCGGGTTCCCCTCGGTTTGTTCGATTCTGTAATTGCACAATGCGGGTAAATCCATCTGCTCGCAATTCATTGCTGAAACCGAACCATTATCCTCAATCTTGATAGCTGCCAATGCAATCCGCCTCCTTTATCTATCTCATCCTTGAATAACAAATTGTACGCGCCTTTAGGCAACTCCGGATTTTTGAATAGCTATAATAAAATTCACTCCATCGGCGAAGCCGGTTTCATAGTAATTTTGCTCGTCTATTGATGCCATTTGGCCGTTGATTGAATCAAGGTTGAGCAGCAGTTTTTGTCCTTCTTCATTCCCTTCTAATATTTCCATTAACCTTTTATAATCTTTGGAATAGGCATCTAGGATGGGTTTAATTTCATTTCTTTGTTTTGGAGTTAAATGGGCCAAAGACTCCAGACGCAAACCGAAAAACTCCTTGAGATCTTTTTTAAATTCCTTGCCCGGGGGAATTAATTTAACCAGTTTACTCACTTCGGGAGCTTCTTTCTTTTGAACACGCATATTTTCCGCCTCCTTGGTATCTATTGATTTCTTAAGTGGTTCTCGTTTAAAATAACTGTAGAAGTTTTTTGAAAATCCCCTGGGTTCCAGCCTGGGGATTCTTTCTTTTCTGGGCCCTTTTCAGGTTTAGCCTGGTTCTGGCCTTCCCCACCGGACATTCCCCGCAAAATTTCGGAAGCAGCCAGGGGGCTTTTAAAACGTCACTTAGTCGTACTACTGTGTCCGGCTGTAGGTGCTTCCCCTGGCGGTATCTATAGACGGTTGCCCGGTCTGCCGGCAGTTCCTTCTCCACTTCCTCGACTGTCATTCCTGCTTGTTGGAAAGCCAATTTAATCGCTTCTCCGGTCGCAATGTTTGCTATCACACTCTACCCTCCTTCCGTTGCATAATACTTTCAGAGGCTACACAATTTCCGCTGTGTACTCCCCCCCTCTCCTCCATGACCTGGTCCGGGCGCCCGGGCCGGGTTGTCTCCCTTCTCGTATAATTACTTGGCCAGCCATGCTATGAAAGCATCCCGGTTTACGCGGAGCTCCGGCCGTCGTTCGCCTACCCGAATAACCCGGAAAGCACCTTCACTTTCGCCCTGCCGAATCAATTTAATTGCCGCCGGGCGGCAGCACCGCACCAGTTTCATTACGTCCTTGGTCCCCAGAGCTATAGGCAACTGCTCCGGCTCTGAAATTATAGGCCGGTTCTTGACTCTCACCGTATGATCACCACCTTATTTATAAAACCTTAAGATATCGCGGCCTTCTCTCCTTAACCCCGAAGGTCTTCCCAGTTTCCCCGTCCAGAACGAACCGCTTGCCGTTGTCATCTGTGAACAAGGTACGGGGTTTTGCCCAATATTCCGCAACCAACCCTTCTACCAATGAGGGCCGCCCATCCAGTCTTCGAAGGCTCTCTATGTACCAAACTATTCTGACTAGAAATTGCGTGATTTCCGGGTTGTAATACTCCCATAAAAAGTCGAACACGCTGTCATTGTCACCTATTGGCTTATCAAGCAGTAAGGATTTGATATAGTCCCTGGTATAAAAATAGTCTTTGAATCCATACCGGTGGCCATCATAATCCTTTGTTATGGGGAATAGGTTGACGAACTCCCCCGGGGTGAGAGTTCCTATCATGCTATTGATGGTCTCCGCAAAATCGAAATCATCACCTGCCTCTTCGCGATTTGTGTATTCCACCATCGGCTGAACGCTTACGGCCTTGATGCCGTAGAAGATGAGCTTTTTAAGCTGATCCGGATTATCAGCGTAGGCATGAGCCGTACGGTGAAAGGCCCTTAAATACCTTTCATATGCAACTTCGTCGCTGCACAGTTTCAATATGTCGCCTCCTTTCTCTTTGGTAGGGTTTTCTTCTCCCAGGGTCGAACTTGGTAGTTGTCCAGACTATCAAATCGAAGGGAGGAGTAATATTGGCTACTTGTAAATGGCCTTTGGGAAATGGCGAAACTCTTGAATTTACAATCTATGATTCTTCCACTACTTGGAACAACATTGCTGGGCTATACATTTTCGCCCGTAGCGACGGGCAGCGCTGGTACGCTTTGTATGTCGGCCAAACCGATGATTTCAGATCCCGGCTTCCGAATCACGAGCGCTGGGATGAGGCGCGCCGCAACGGGGCCACGGCCGTTCATGCGGTTGTGGTTTCGCAGGCGGGTACCCGGGATAAACTGGAGAAGCTTCTGATTCGGCAACTTCGACCGCCGTTGAATGATCAACTTCTGTAGGCGAACCTGGCCGGGTCGTGTTGTCTGGCTCGGCCTCATTTCTTCTAATAAAGTCTTTGTGCATCTTTTCACCTCCCCTGCTCGTAGAATTCCAGCCTGGGCCTCCGGTTGAGATGGGGGATTAGCCATCGGTGCCAGAAGGCCGTTGGTTAAGCTGTTCAATAGTAGAAATGAATTCAGTAACATTCCTATTCAGAGCTTTAGCAATTCGCCCAACTGTGCTTAGACGTGGTGTTACTTTTCCACCCTCAATTTTTGATAGTGTTCCTCTGCCCACACCGGACCGTTTAGAAAGCTCATCAATTGTCAGTCCTTGGGCTCCACGTTCTAGGACAATCTTGTCAGTGTTCACTATTATCATTTTTTTCACCTCTTTGTGCCGCATAGTGCACATTTTTATTGTACGTTCTTTTTTGTGCACTTTCAAGTATTTTGTATTACTTTTGTGCACATAATTATATAATCAAGGAAAGGCGGTGGTTCTTTGTTTGGTCAACGGTTACGACAATTACGAAAAGAAAGAGGTTTGAGCCTCAGAGAGCTAAGCGAACATCTTGACCTTTCTTTTTCAACGCTAGGTTACTATGAAAGGGAAGAACGACAGCCCGACTTAGATACTCTTGATAAAATCGCTTCCTTTTTTGATGTCAGACATGACTACCTACTTGGCCATAGCGACATTAAAACTTTTGATGAATATGTTCTTAACAATGACTTTGATTTTATAAAAGAACAGTTTCAGGAACTTGATAAGGAAAACCGGAAATATATTACTGATTCCATTGATTCCGTATACTTGTTGCTTATGGCAAATCGCAAAGACCCTAATGCTTTAAAGATCATCTCGAAGTTCTTTTATTTGCTCCATTTATGGGATGTTGAAATGCGAAAGCAAAATACCGATTTTGAAGACTTAATTAGTTCGTTTTCTTTTTATAAAGCCCAGTTTGATTATTTGTTAAATGGCTTGCTATGCTTGAGGCACACTGGTAATATGCCTAACCCAAGGAATGCCTTCTTTATGAAACCTATTGATGATTCATTCTGGGATACTGAAAAATAGGTACTATCCGTTTTCCTAAAAACCTACCCTCGGTACACCCAGGCACTAAACAACCGCAAATTCCTTCCCCATGAGCTCCTTCTTCAGACGGTCAATAATATAGACCTGACCTTTAGCCGTCACCCGGGTGGTCTTGAACAACCTGGTACCCTTGGCAGTTTCCCTGGCACTCTGGACCACTTCAAAATACCCGCGGTCAACAAACTCCTGATATGGCTCCGTACTCTTCGGGAAGATCATCTTCCAGGCCCGGAGTATTCTGTACAGCCGATGCTCACCGATATTAATACCCTGCTTGCACGCCACCTTTGCCAGCTCCCGGACCAGCATACTGTCCTGAGACGCAGCGCAGGTTTCGGCGAAGGCTACCAGGGGCCGGTCCTGCTCTATCTTGGCCTCCAGTGATAGCTTGGCAGCCCGCTCCGCTTTTAGATCTGTGGCTAATCGGATGATGGTATCCGGGTCGGAAAGTACTTCTTCAATTTTCTCCTGGGTGAGATACGCTCCGTGCTTACGGATGGAGGGAAGGACTTCATCGAAGATCCAGCGTTCAACCTTTTCAGCTTTCTCTGCTATGGTGGGGTTTTTGCTCTGGTCGGCGGCCTTGACGATCAAGCGGAAGATATCTCCTTCGGGGATAACGTTAGTTTCCTGCATTCCTCCGCTTGAAGGTATCCCCGTCTTACGGATACCTTTACAATGGTCGATAACCGCCTGACTTGGTTTCGCATATTCCAACATTCTCGCAACATCTACGCCCACTACATAAGGCTGACCGTCGATTATAACCGTTCTGACTTCACCGAACATTTGGTGAGTAAAGATTTGAAGTGAGTTTGTTTCCCCGGGTGTGGGGAGAGAATAAGTTTGATGGTTCATAGTATTCCTCCTCACTTAATTGCTTGCGCGCACGCAACGATTATGCCACAAAAAATAAATCCTCAAATGGATGCTCTGGAAAAGCTTTTAACACCGACGCAATAAAATCTGGTCCTGGAATCATTTTCCCTTTTTTTATCCTATATACCGTAGACCGATTTACGCCTATGTATTCGGCTATTGATTTGTCATCAGTCTTGCCAACTTGTATTTGAAGTTCTTCAAATCTATCTAATTTTAACTTAATCATTTATTCACCCCCTTCGTTATCGCTTGCATTTGTATATATAGATTAACATGTCTTTCGCGCACTCGCAATATAAAATATCTTGTGCGCACAATCTTTTTCTTGCATCTGTTGCGCTTACGCACAGAAACAACTAAAATAAGGTTAGAGGTGAAAATTATGGACCTAATTGAAGCCGGAAACTATTTAAAAGGATTGGCTTTAGCAGAAGGGATTTCTGACGATTCTGAATTGGCTAGATTATCTTCATTATCTGCAAGTACAGTAAATAGAATTATGCGTGGAAAACAAAAAGCCACTCCTGAGACTCTAAAAAAAATGCATCCGCATCTCGGGGTTTCCTATGAACATTTAATGGTTAAATTCGGATATATTGAGGAGATTATCGACCACGGCAAATATACAGAACATGTATTTACTAATATTGAAGGAGAACTAGTAGATATCGTCCAAAGGTACAAGGAACTTCCAGATGTCCAGAAACAGTTAGTTAATACTGCCTTTAGGGCGGCCAAAGAATTGTCAAAAGAAGATATTGATAAATTGGATGAATATGCAAATATGCTATTAGAAAAAGCGAAGAAGAAATAGAGGCCTGGAGGATATGAATAGCGAGCATTATAATCCCCGATACTACACTTTGCACTATATTCCAGAACATAGAAAATCATTCATAGAATTACGACTAAACCAGTTTCTAAAGGATTATGATGTAAAACGTCCCCCTATAGATAGTGTTTCGCTGATAAAAAAGATGCAGCATAAGAAATTAATTAATTTTGATTATACGTTTGTGCCAAATATTACAGCAAGTTTTGAAGCCCAAGCTAGATATTATTTAGAATATAACCTTTATGCTGTTCTCATCAATAAGACGAAAGCAAAAAAAAGTTATCCCTACAAAAAGCCTAGCGATCGTCGGTTAAATTTTACTTTAGCCCATGAATTCGGGCATATTTTTCTTGATCACTTGTTAATTTCTGATCAGGACAAAACTCCCGCAATCCGTCGTATTGAGCATGAAGAAGCTAATGAATTTGCAGGAAGATTATTAATGCCTAGGGATATTTTGTTATCTTGCAATTTTATATCACGCGACAAAGTATCTGACCAATTTATTGTTTCAAATCAAGCTTTATTTAAGAGGTTAAATCACCTTAAAAGGCTCGATTTGTATGGCTCCCCGACAATTCAAGTTTGCCAAAACTGTGAGAACAAAGAGATTTCTCCAGTAGCATATTACTGCAAAATTTGCGGTAGAGAGTTGTTAAATAGTTCTAAAGGAGTCCTAACAATGAAATATGATGGTTACGAGTTAGACGAAAACAACAGCTTCTCTGTTTGCCCACGGTGTGAAAATGAAGAAATATCGGGTAGCTATTGCAAGATATGTGGTATTTATGTCCGAAATGAATGTATTAATGATTATTGCTCTGCCCCTGCTGAAGGCAATGCCAGATATTGTGAAGAATGCGGGAGCATGACGACATTTTATAATAATGGCCTTCTAAAGAGGTGGGATATAGCAAAAGCCATTATTGAAGGCCGTAATGAGGATGCTGAGGCTCTAGAAGAAGAATTAAGGGCACAAAAAGAGGCCGCTGCTGCTAGAAATTCCGAATGGGACATTCCATTTTAGTGCTTTGAGAAAGAGGGAATATATTTGAATAAATCAATAATAGGAAAGAAATACGGTGCCTTTCCCTCGGATGAAAACGACCGGTTTTCCTGGTGCATTAACTGCGGCTTTAGCGATTTCAGTCCTACCGCTACTTACTGTGAAATATGCGGCCAAAAACTCTTTAACTATTGCTCTGGTGATGATTGTTGGCAGTCATGTGAACCTTACGCCAGGTACTGCGAGAAGTGTGGCAGCCCTTCCATGCTCTTAAAAAAGGAACTTTTATGGCCGTATACCAAGCCTATAGAATATGACCTAGATACAATAGATACCCTATGGAAGAGCTTTTTCGAAGATCGGGCGAAAGTCATAGAAGATATAGCCTGGCTTGCCAAAGTTTTTGACACTGGCGACTACAACGAGTTTACGGGAGTATTGACTCTTTTAGTTAATAACGACAAATCCAGCCCAGAAGGTCTTCCTCTATCTGAATTCTTCCCTAAGCTGGAGTGGGAGTTTTCAAGGTATCTAAATCAATCTATTACTCTGAAGATTGAGTATTTAATAGTGCCTGGAGATGATGATATTCCCTTTTAATATCTTTATGACTTCTATCGGATGAGAACACCCAGGTCCCTCCAGAAACAAATGAAAAATCGTAAAATACTATAAACATTTTAATATGCCCTGGCCCTGAACAAGAAACCATAGCCCGTCGGCCCAGGGGGGGGCCTGGTAAGCGGATGGGGAGATAATAGAAAAGGATTTTGACATTATGAGCCGAAATAGAACAAAATGAGGCAAAACTAGGATAATAGTGCATAAAAAAGTTAACAAATTGCGAAATTTTCAGCTTAATCGGGGTTGCGTTAAAAGTCAATTGGGCATAATATAATAATACATCAAAGCCTAAACTTATTTAGTCAAGCTAATATGCCCATGGCAGTAAGCCTCCCACTATACGGGAAGTGCCGAACCCTCGGGCTTTTGCTTTTTAGGGAAGGAGCAATTTTATGATTAAAACCGCTATATTGGTTGATGGAGGTTTTTATAGGTATCGAGCTCAATCTCTCTGGGGTGAAAAGCGCGCTACAGAAAGAGCGGATGAACTCATTAACTACTGCAATAGGCACTTATCCTATCATGGCAAGGAAAGCCTAAAAGCTGATCTTTATAGGATTTTTTATTATGATTGCCCTCCCATGAGTAAAAAAATGTATCACCCTCTATTGAAGCGTCAGATCGATTACGCAAAAACAGATTTATATACGTGGACTACTGAATTTTTCAATGAATTAAAGACCAAACGGAAAGTTGCCCTTAGATTAGGAACCTTAGCTGATAACCTAGCGCATTTCAACCTTAACCCTGAAATCACGAAAAAGCTTTGCCGAGGAATAATGAAATGGGACGAGCTAACACCAGAGGATTTTAAACTAGATGTTAAACAAAAAGGCGTAGATATGAAAATTGCTGTAGATATCGCGTCTCTTTCTTTCAAAAAGCAGGTTAATCAAATTATTTTAATTGCAGCTGATAGCGACTTTGTTCCGGCTTCAAAATTAGCAAGAAGAGAAGGAATGGACTTTATTCTCGATCCAATGTGGGCCCCCATTAAGCCAGAACTACACGAACATATTGACGGTCTTAGATCATGCACTCCCAATCCCGGGATAAAAGCTCAAAGGCCGGCGAAAAAGTATACGGCAAAACCAGTGGCACCCAAGAAAGATGGCAAAAACCCGTAGAAGCAAAGTGGAAAGAATCTACCCGAGGGGTCGATGCCCTCCCGGAAGAGAACCCCGGCCTTACGTCCGAATGCAACTCGAGCCTCATCCTTCCACTGATTTAACTCTACTGCCTGGGGAGTAAAATGGCAACATGGCCCTTAACCTGTGGGGCGGAAGTGGATAAGGCCAATTAGGGTTCTTAATAACTTGAAATATTTTATTTATTAATGTATTTTATTAACGGTAAGTGTTAATAATATTGTTGACTGGGGAGTAATATGGAGATATACTTTATTACTAGGAAGATGTCAAAAACATTTAACTCAGAAAGATCGCTTGTCAAAGAATATGGTGTTCTTGCATCGAAAATAGCCCAGCGACTTAGTGAGTTAAAGGCAGCTTCTAACCTGTCCCTCATCAGCCATCTTCCCCCACCGAGATTACATCAACTTGAGGGGCAGCGAAAAAGTCAATACGCAGTTGATCTTAACGGCTCAATGAGGCTGATATTTACTCCAGCTGATGAGCCGTTGCCTGTCGTCAGCGATGGCGGGATAGACAAGGCTAGAGTAACTGAAATATTAGTAATAGGGGTGGAAAATTATCATGGCTAGAAAGAGATATGTATACGAGCCTGATTACGCAGTACCACCTGGGGATACTCTTCTTGAAACGATAGAATGTTTGAATATCTCTCAAGCCGAACTAGCTGAGAGAACAGGGCGTCCAACCAAAACTCTTAATGGAATAATTAAGGGTAAAGTTGCGATTACAGCAGAAACAGCTATTCAATTGGAAAGGGTTCTAGGGGTTGATGCTGGTTTTTGGCTTAAATTAGAAAGCAACTATCAAGAAGCAGTCGCTCGAATAAAAGAAAAGGAAGCTCTTCAAACAGAACTTGAATGGTTAAAATCTATACCCATTAAAGAGATGATTGCTTATAAATGGATTCCAGCATCCAAGGACAGCATAGAGCTTATTAGATCTGCTCTTCAATTTTTTGGAGTTGCATCGGTATCAGCATGGAAAAATCATTGGGCTAATCCGGAAGTATCTTATCGCAAGTCGTTATGTTTTGAGAGTAATCCCGGTTCATTAACTGCATGGTTAAGAAAAGGTGAAATAACCGCACAGGCATTGTCATGTGGTCCATATAACCGCGCTAAGTTCCTCGAAGCCTTAAAGGAGATCCGCACTCTGACAAGAGAAGATCCTGGCGTATTTGTACCCAGAATGATTTCTCTCTGCGCAGAGGCTGGAGTTGCATTGGTATTCGTTAGAGAACTTCCCAAATGTCCTGTTAGTGGAGCCGCTCGTTGGCTATCTCCTGATAAAGCGGTTATTCAATTAACTTTACGACATCGCTTTGATGATCATTTTTGGTTTAGCTTTTTCCATGAAGCTGGCCATATTTTAAATCCTCGCAAACGCGATATATTCGTTGATTCCGATGCCGATCCAAACACAGCTGAAGAAGAAGAGGCCAATCGGCTCGCAAGAAATTCATTAATACCTGACGCCGCATATAGAGTACTTCTTCAATCCAGACCTATCAGCCGAAAAAAAGTAATATCATTTGCCGAGCAACAGAAAATTGCTCCTGGAATTGTAGTCGGCCGCCTTCAGCACGATAAGGTTATTGAATATAAACATCTAAATAATCTCAAAAGAAAATTTGTTTGGGCTGATTAGCTTACTTAAAAGGGTTTAACTATCGTATTTCTGTCTTCATGATAGTTAAGGCTAAATTACTAGCATACAATCTTTCGATGTCTTTTAAAGGAAAGCCATTTTTAGTTCTTATTCGGGAGGTACACTATGAATAACGAGGAAAAGATTCTAAAGGCACTTGAAACCATGCAGCAGGGGCAGAATATGGTTGCCCAGCAAGTTAATGACCTAAGCGTTGAGGTTAAAGCCATAGAAGAATCCCAGGTCCGCATGGAAAACGAGCTTACTGAAAAGGTCCGGGCCTTGTACGATGCCAGAGAGGTCCAGAACGATGTTAACGAAAGAATAATCAACGCCCTGGGCCGGATCGAGGCCAAGGTTGATGTCCTCCAGATGGAGACGGCCAGTATACGAAGAGTAAAGTAAGGCCGCCAGTTGATCAATTTGCAGAGGTAATACGATGAAATATTCTATAGTCATTGAAACCGCCGGCAAGAATTATTCAGCTTATTCCCCTGATGTTCCAGGCTGCATAGCAACCGGTAAAACCATAAACGAAGCGAAAGAAAATCTGCAAAAAGCCCTGGAGTTTCATATCCAAGGGCTGAAGGAAGACGGGTTGCCAGTACCGGAGCCCGCATCCCAGGTGGATTACTTGACGGTTTCGGTATAGTAGACACAACATTGATTGAGTTTAAGAAAACTGCTGCGTATGTGGCGGTTTTTGTTTAATGGAAGGAGATGTTCAATGAGAGACAAAAACAGAAAAGCATGGCTTTACAGCGTGGACAAGGAATTAGCCAAACAGCTTAAAAAAGAAGACTTCTCTGACATATTGGAAAATATCGATATTGAGGTACATTTATCAATGTGCATGAACCCAATAGAGCCACAAGATAAATTCTATCGATACTTTATTAACGCAATCTATCGCCATTACAAGGATCCTGAAATGTTTGAAGAGCCCGAATTGATTAGAATCGCTTCTGCGGAAGCAATAATACTAGATCCATTTGAAAACGAAGATGAAGTCTTAATGGACATGTGTGATGCTGACTCAGGAGATTTATTGGCCGCCTATGTTGCTTTATTCGATGATGATGAATGCTTACGTGAACCGCTTGAAGACTATAGCCCTGCCCCAGTCTGTTACCTTGAGGAGTTCATAGTGACTGAGCAGCTCGAGTTCCTCCAAGCAGAAATATTAAGATGGATTATAAAATATTTAAGCTCTTTTTCATCCATCCTGGTTTTCCTGCCGGTGCCTTCGTATAGATCATACGATGAGGTAAATCAAATTAGCTGCTTAACCAGGGACTTTGACGATAAAAAGATAAAAAAGTTTAGAAAGTTCTTTACCAGCCAGGGGTTCTTCCCTTTACGAGATACGGACTATATGTACCATATTTACGACTATTCAATGGACTAAGAGGTATTCGCTTATGAGCATTCGCAAGCGCGGCAAGGCGTGGGAAATCATTATCGAAATGGGTAAAGACGCCGACGGCAAACGCATCCAGGAGACCTTCACTTTTCATGGTAAAAAGGAAGATGCCAAACTGGAAGAGGCCCGGCTTAAGCATGAACTGTTTTACGGTAAATTCATCCCCAACAACAAGGCCACCGTCTCAGAGTACCTGAAGTATTGGCTTGAATGGGGAGAAACCGAGTGGAAATACAATACCTATCGCAGTTATAAGCAGGTAGTCGAGCAGTATCTGATTCCGGAGCTGGGACACGTTCCTCTTTTGAAGCTGGCCCCTATGAAGATTCAGGAGTACTACACGAAGCAGGTCAATAAAGGTGAACTATCCCGGGCCTCAATTCACTATCACCACCGGATCCTTAAATCGGCATTCAATTACGCCATGAAGCAGCGGATCATGAGGGACAACCCTACCTTTGGCACAGAACCCCCTACCCCCGACAAATACCGGCCGCTGTTACTTCCGGACAAAGAGTATATTAAGGTTTTCAGCCGCCTGCGGCCGGACCCCAGATATATATCTTACATCCTTTCCGTTCTCGCCGGAATGCGCCGCGGCGAAACCTGCGGGCTGCGCTGGCCAGATATTAACGAAGCGCTAAAATTCATTAAAGTTGAGCATGCTCTTAAGCGGGAAAAGGGTAAAGGGCTGGTATTAGACGACACCAAGACCGGAAAAGGGCGCATAGTCCCTGTATCGGTGCTTCTTTCTATGGAACTTGACTATCAAAAGCAGCGGCAGGAAGAATGGAAAGAAGTATATAAGACCGATTATCACGACGAGGGCTATGTAGTGACCTGGCCGAAGGGCAACCCTATCGACCCGGACCAGGTTACAAAGAAATTTAACGAAGTCCTTGCAGAATTAAACCTGCCGAAAGAAACCCGGGTACACGACTTACGGCACGCTCACGCCACCTTTTTACTTGAAGGCGGCGCCGATATTAAAGATATCAGCGACGAGCTTGGCCACTCCAGCATTGCCGTCACCGGCGACATTTATCTAAACCCCAACGTAGAAAATCGAAGGCAGCATGTCGACCAGTTGGGCCAGCGCTTTATAGAAACAAGTGAGCAGCCGGAAGAGGAAAGTTGAAAATATGTGAGCAAAAAGTGAGCATGATTCCAATAAATTGGTAAAATAAATGCTCACATAAAAACCCCGCATCAAAGGCGGGGCCGGGTTTGTAGAGTGGAGCCGATGGCCGGATTTGAACCGGCGACCTGCTGATTACGAATCAGCTGCTCTGCCACTGAGCCACATCGGCATGTTGTCAACACATAGATGATAGCAGGATAATCAAACGGCGTCAAGTTCGGGGCTCTGAGTTTAATTGCCGCCCGAT